AATGGATTCTATGGAATCACAGTTCACTGACAATTCTGTTCAGTTGGTGCCGAAGTGCCGATCAGGTCGTCTCGAACTCCGAGAAGGCTATGACCCTGGTGTCTCTACTGAGACTGGGTCTTTGGAATACTTAGGTCGTACGACCGGTTTTCCAATGAACATGAGCTTTGTCTCATGTGATCCCTGGGTTAGGCAGGCGATCATCGCACTCTATGGGCATATGCCTAAAGAGTTAAAAGGTTGGTCCCGCTCAGGTGCGACCCTCTCCCGTGTCAAACAGGCACTTAGCAAGTACGATCGTGTTCGTCCTGGATTACCGCAAGGTGATGCTGCATTCCAAATGGCAGTCGAGTTAGCGTTTAACGCTTTCAAGTTACCGTCAAAGCTAAAACCTAAGAAGCTCACAGATGTAGATCTAGAGCTGAACGCCTCTGCCGGTTGGTCTTGGCTTGGAATGAAGAAACGCGATGTGCTTAGTAGCGCAATCGTTGAGGCTGAGAAGTATCAACGTCTTATTGCACAGCGTAAGCTTGCAAAGCGCTATCTACCACCATGTGTCAGTTACAAGCGTACACAACTAGCTTTGCTGACGAAACCCAAGGTTCGGATGGTCTGGGGCTATCCCGTGGAGATCACTCTCCTTGAGGGTAAGTACGCTCAACCCTTGATCGACGAATACTCAGTTCGTGACGCACCTATGTTCATTGGTCGTACAATTCTTAAGGAATTACCAATGTTCATGGACTCTCTCTTCTGGTATGGAGGAGGCGTGGGTCTCGACATGTCGTCGTTTGATGCAGCTGCATCGGCTGGCATGATCCATTTAGCCTTCAAGGTTCTGAAGCAGAATCTGGAGCTAAGCGAACAGGCGGAGAAAGAACTTCGGTTCGTTGAGGATTACTTCATCAACACTCCGGTTGTGACGTCAGACGGTGATGTCTTCATTAAACACGGTGGGGTTCCTTCAGGCTCTTTCTTCACCCAGTTAGTCGATAGTGTGATTAATTTCATTATTATCGCTTACCTGCAGTTCCGCACTTTTGGTGACATGTGGACAAGAATCAAGGTTCTTGGCGACGATAGTGTCTTCTCAGTGCCGCGCGGTGTGAAGATTGATCTTGCGAAATGGGCCGTGATCGCTCAGGAGAAGTTCGGAATGCAGATCAACGTTGCAAAGTCCTTCATTGCGGACAAGCCTCGTGATCTTGAATTCTTAGGACACGCTTCGTTCCTCGGACGAGTGTGGCGCGATCCAGTGAAATTGCATCTGTTGGCGCTATATCCTGAGTATGGTGTACCCGACGCTGCCACGTCTGTTGCACGAGTACAGGGAATCCTTGTGGACTCTGGTTTCCAGTCTCATTCCATTCTAGCCCTATACAAGATTATGCTTGAATTGTATGGTCAACCCGGAGAGCTGAAGAGAGATAAGAGTATACGCTATGTTATACAGCGTAGATTCCCAATCAATCGCAGGGTCGAGTTGCACGAACTTGAAGCCGTGTCCTAGCAATAGGAGCCATAGCTGCG